ATCCATGAATAGTCAAATAATATAAATTTGGATTAAAACCAAAAAGAACACTAGCAGACTTACCATAAGTTATTTCTGCTATATTTTCATCTGGAAAAGCCATCCTTCTTAATCTATCTAATGATTTTTGTACATTATTTTTTGATTTAGGATCTTCCGTATATAATTTCACATTAAATTTTATACTCCTTTCAACACCACTATAACGATAAGTTTGAAATGGTGATCCAACATATCTGAACCCTTGCCATTCAGGAGTAACCGTTTCAGAAATTCCTGATACTGTTCCTGGTAATAAAATATAATTAGTTTCTAATCCATATTGTTGAAGTAAAACATATGGCAAATTTATTTGATTATTACTTATACTACCAGCACTAACAATTGTTGATCCTGGATCTGCTTTAGCTGTTCCTGTTATTATATCATCTATCAATTTTTCTCTTTTAGATGTCCATTTACCATCTAAAGTAGTTGTATTTCCAATAGGTAAAGATATAGATCTTGCAGATGTACCATTATTATAATGAGTAGTTGTTTTTATAGGTGCTGTAAAATAAGAACCATCGTAATCTTTTTTGTTAAAGGTATCACCATATCCTTCTCCTGCCATTCCTGCCTTTTTACCTTTTAATGCATCTTTTATTTTACTTCCTAATGCTTTAAATCCACCTCCTCCTGGAAGTAAAGATGATGCAACCATTTTTGCACCTGCTACTGCAGCAGTAGTAGCAAGTCCTTGTAACGATTGTTGTCCTGATAATACTCTATTTGCTATGCTTGGTGGATATGGTGTTTCTCTTATAAAATACTTAGTTCCCGGAGATATTTGATTTTGACTAGTTACTGATATTGGTTTTCCCCCTCTTCCTGCAAATACCATATCTCCTGGTCTCATTGCTGATCCTCCTAAAAGTCCTGCTCCTTGTGCTGCCAATGCTCCTAAAATTCCTGTAGATTCAGGTGAAGATAAAGCTAATGCAGCCAATCTAGGTGGGTTGATTAATCCTCTAGATTCAATGTAAACTTTACTACTTATTCCCAATACATTTTGGTATAATCCACTCATTATAGTTGTTTAACTATAAATATTTAGTTATTTCTTTTATTGATGAATTTATCTCAGATTAGTCGGTATAGACGCTCTAGCAGTAGCATTTGCTATTCGCCTATTCATAACATTACTTACTACTTTACCATCCATATAAATAGTTGGTGGTTTATTTTCATTTTGTGAACTATATATTTGTTCAAGTATACCTGCACTTGCTTCTAAATAATCTACCATTTGCTCTTGTAACATAACACTTTCTCTAACATAAAGTTTCATTTTTAAGTCGTTTGTGTTTTCTTTAATTTTAAGTAAACTATCCTTGCTACTTTTTTGAACATCTAACAAACTATTTATTCTATTGTAACTTTTTAAAGCAACGGATGTATTTGCGTATATTCCATTTTGTCCTTTAAATAAAGTATTAATTTGATTATTTAACAAAGAAATTTTTTGTTGTGAATTTGCCTCAATTATATTTAATGATGCAAGTGCAGCTAATATGTCTATATTTTGTTGTTCATCCCTTTTTATTGTAATAGAAAAATTCCCACCGCCTGTTGCCGCAAAATCGTGCATATCTTTCCATGGTATCATATTCAATGTAGAAACATCTATACTTGAAACTTGCATCAATGATGATACTAATTTAGACATTGTTGTTGATAAAGTATCTAAAACTGTTATTAACGGGTTAATAGTTGTACCTAATCCTTGTATATTTTTTACAAAATTTGCATCGGTTGTTAGGTTTGCCGCAAAGTTTTTAAAAGATTGACCAAATCCATCTAAATTTGGTAAAGAATTAACACTTGAACCAAAAGACACTAAAGGTGCACTAAGTTTTGCTAAAGCATCACCAAATAATCCTAATGACTTTATTTCACCATCATCAATTTGATCTACAAAAGCGGAAATTCCTTCACCAACTCCTTCCCAAGTTGAAGTATCAATTGATGTCATAGTATTCGAAAAATTCAAAAATGCCGTAGATGCTTTTTCTGCACCACCTGCATCGATTGCTGCAAATCTTTGAAATTCTGAAATTATATCGGTCTTCCCACCAAAAAAAGCAGATATTCCATTAGCCAATGATGAAAATAAACCTTCTTTAGTTCCTCCATAAGAACCCATTGCATTACCGAATGCGGTAAATGCTTCCGCATTTTTTTTAGTTTGATCAACATCAATTCCTGTTACTGCTGCAAATTCTTTGAATTTATCCAATGGTGATGGTGTTTTAAAAAACCCAGCTACTCCTTGTGCCAGTTGCTCTCCCAATCCACCTGATGAACCTTTATATGTTGCCATTGCATTTCCAAACATAGTAAATGCTTCAGCATTAAGTTTTATTTGATCTTTATATTTTCCAAAATCTTCTTTTGCAAAATCCTTCATTGCTTCTATTGGTGGTTTTACTTTGAAAAATCCTGCTAATGCATCACCTAATACACCACCAATACTTCCACTACCACCTTTGTAAGATGACATCGCATTTCCAAATATTGCAAAAGTTTCTGCGTTTTGCTTTATTTTGTCAGCATTTGGAATATCTAATTTTCCAAATTCAACCATCTGATCAATAGGTGGTTTTTTTCCAAAGAACCCTGCAATTCCATCTGCAATACTACCAACTAGATTACCAAGTCCTGATACAGCAGAACCGGCACCGACAGCTGCCATTGCTTTTGCATATGCTACAGCTGCATCTGCATTATTTTTAACTTTTTCAACATTTATATTTGCATTAGAAAAAGTTTCCATTTTTTTAATAGTATCTTCTATACCTCCACCAAACAATCCTCCTATTAAATTACCAATACCAGCAACAACCGATCCTACACCCATGGCTGCCATACCTAGACCCAATGCTGTTACACCCAAACCAACTTTTACTAAATTTCCACCATCAACATCATTAAAAGATGCCATACCTTTTGCCAAAGTAGGTAATGCCTTTCCCATAATCCATGCGGCACCTGCGATACCTGCACCAATCAAAGCAATTGATGCTGCAAGTCCTGCTGCTCCTGCTATAACTAATGGATTTGCAAATTGCATCAATCCATTTGCAATACCTGTCATTATATTTTGTATAAACGAACCTGCACCTTTACCTACATTCTCTAAAAAAGAACCAATCCCTTTTCCTGCTCCTTTAAAATCTACATTACTAAATGCTTTAGCTTGTGCTGCTACACCACCAATACCGGCCGGCATTCCTGCTCCACCTTCTCCACCTTCTTCTCCACCTCCCCCAGTTGCTGCTCCAACTGCAGTTGCCAATCCTTTTCTTTTAAACAATCCACCTATTTTTTCTGTAAAGAATTTTTTTATACCATCAATAAGACGTGTAAAAAATCCAACAACTTTTTCCCATCCTTTTTTTACATTATCAATGAATCCTGTTTTTATTCTGTCCCAACCCTGCTTAATACCATCAATAAGTCCGCTAAACCAGCCAGTTACTGATCCCCAAAGATTACTTATTCTATCACCCACTCCTTTCCATATTCCACTAAAAAAATTACTTACATTTTCCCAAACAGATGATATACTATCTGTCACTCCTTTCCAAATACCTGTAAAAAACCCAGTTACTCCTTTCCAAACAGATGATATACTATCTGTCACTCCTTTCCAAATACCTGTAAAAAACCCAGTTACTCCTTTCCAAGCATTCATTATACCATCCTTAATTCCTTTAAAAAATCCTGTGATTTTTTCCCAAGTTTTTCCTATCCTATCTTTTACAGATGCCCAGAACCCCTTTTTTTCACCTGATTCTTCTTTACTTTCACCACCACCTAACATAGATGTTCCTTCGGATTCTAAACTACCCCCTACAATAATTACCGGCAATGGTAATGTTGCATCCGCAAGAGTACCTGATATACTTTGTCCACCAGGCATTGCTGATTTTATAGTTTCTCCAAATTGGTCAACTAAACCAGAAGGTACATTAGTTGCTGCCGCTGGCGCTGCAGCAGGAGTTATTAAAGCTCCAAGTTGATCTAATAATCCGCCACCTACAGGTGTAGTGGGTACATTTGGTGTTGGTATAGGTGCGGCCGGTGCAGTAGGTGCAGCAGGAATAAGTAAAGGTGTAACGGTACTTTTTTCTGTTTGTGCAGGAGGTGTTTCTTGTTTTGATTTTTTTGAAAATAATCCCATAAATGATGATATTATTCCACCCCCACTATCAACTTTGGTAGTTTGCTCTTTTGGTTTTTTTGCAAACATTCCTAAAACAGATGTACCAAAAACTCCACCTAATACTCCTACTGTGCCTTTTGCTAAATTATCAAGAAACCCATGCATCATATTTTCTTTCATAGAATCAGCTAAAAAATCTCTATATTGTTTACTTGATAAAAAGGCTTGTTCAATTGTTCCATTTAAATTTTCTGTGGCTTGTTCTAGATTTTTTTCTCTTGCTGCAGTATCTTCAAAAAATTTATTCAATGAACCTCCCGGCATCATTTTTTTCTGATATTCTTCAGCTATTTTTGCAGATAATTTAGCATCCATTATTGCCTGGTCTGCCGATATTCGTGCAGATTCTGAAGATAGTGTTGCTTGTGCGGCTTTTGTTGCTCCTAAAAATTGTTTTCCTCCTTTTTCTGCATCACCTTTTGTTAAATCTGCGGGGGTTTTTACTTCACCTTTAAATATTTTTTGAATACTATCTAAATCCAATCCACCCATAGATTGTGATAAAGCTTCTTGTTGTTGCATTGTCATTTGAGATGGATCCAGTCCCTGTGCTTTCATAGCTTCCATCATTCCCTCATAATCACCACTCATAGCTTTCTGTCTAACTTCTGTTAGATTTACACTTCTGCCTAATAAGCCTGATAGTTCCATTTCAGATTTAATACTATCTTTATAATTAAGAACCATTCTTCTTCCTGCACTAGCAAGTTTATTGAAATTAACTCCAATTGATTGTGCAGCAGCAACCTGTTTTGTCAATGCTTCTGCACTCTTAATATTATATGAAAGTGCATCTTTTGATGCTTCCGCAACTCCTTGCATTAAATTACCCAAGTCTAAATTAGATGCTTTTGCCATAGCTCGCATTCCATCTACCATATTAACAGCAGTTTCCGCAGAAAGATTATCTGCTCTTTGGAAATATTCGGTTAAACTTGCTATACTATCACTAGATTGACCTGTTCTTTTTGCTAACAATGTCATATCTGTTGCTAATTTTGGAGTTGGTACTTTTCCAGTTACACTCGCTAATTGCGACATTTGTTGTACAATTTGACCTGGATCTACACCTGCCAAACTTAGTTCTGCAGTATTATATCCTGTAGGTCCTAATTGTCCTCCATATTGTGCAGTTTTTGCAGCTGCCTGAAATTGTGCGGCACCTTGACGCATCTGTGTTGAAAAGGAAATTGCTGCTCTTTGTCCAGCATAAGCTGCATCATTTTGAACTTGTGCTATATTTTTAGCATTATCTATTTGTATTTTTGCTAAATCTAATGATTGTTGTTGGTTTCTAAAATTATATTTATTTTGAATACTTGCAACATTTTTAGCAGTATTTATTCTACTCATCTTCTCTTCATGAGAAGCTTGCATCGTTGCTTTAATTGGTGCACCGAAATAATCATATGCTGCAACTGCTAATGCAGCTCCTAATGCAAATGCGGCAGCTTTGAATGCCAATGTTTGTGCTGTGCCTGTTTTTAATAATGTATTCAATTCCTGCATAGCTGGTATGCCTGAAAATTGACCCATCATTTGATCCATATTTTGAAAAGCCTCTTGCGTTTTTTGTGCAGACTTTCCAAATTCATCAGATTCTTTATTAATATTTCGTATTACATCAAGTATTTCTTCTGCTCCTTCGCCTGTGTAGCTAAATTGTGATGTTACATCTTTTAGTGCTTTATTTTCTTGTATTATAAGTTCGGCCGCTTCTTTCTCACTTAAATTTTTTCTTTTAACTTCTTTTTGTATATTTGCAATAGCCGATTCATGCTGTTGATAAGCCTTTGCTATATTTACCAACTGCCTTTTATGTGTTTCCGATAATTTTGAATTACTTGATATTACAGCGCCTAAGCTACTTGTTACTACTTTAACTTTTTCCATTCTTTCTTCATGCTGCTTATATAACCCATTATTTTTTCCTAAAAGATTTCCAATACTTCCTAAACTTTGCTCTAAATCATCATAACCTTCTTGAATATCAAATATATAATCTTTTTGCTTTTCAATTTTTTTTAAGGTTTCTTCTTTTAGTTTTTTTATTTTTTCTAAAAGATCTTTTTGTTCGGTTGTTTTATCGACAATACTTTCTAATAACTTTTCTTCTTTTTCTAAAAGTTTTAATTTTCTCTGTAAACTTGCTTCAGAAGCTCCGCCCGATTTTGATGCTTTTGCCACTTATTAGTAATTATGATATTTTTTTAATAAATTATCTATATCAGTAGTATCTAAATTAGACTTAGCTAACATTCTTTTAGTTGCATTTAATAAATCTTCACTACTTCCCTTCCATGCTTTATACGCTCTTAAAGCATCTTTATTACCAGTGCCTGCTATTTTCTTTTCTAAATCATCTTCTTGTCCTTTTGCTTTTTTATCATAAAATACTGATAGAAGTTTTGCAAATGCACTTGCTTCGAATATAGTTTTTTTAGGCATAAAAATATTGTTTATATTCTATAAATATAAAACAAAACTATTTATCTTCTTCTTGCTATACTTTTTGGAGCAGATGTTGATTTTCTGCTGGCAGATTTATACGCTTGATTTTCGGTTTCTTTTGCTGCTAATAATTCATTCCAATAAAACTCTCTTAAATAAGTAGGCATGGTATATAAATCACTCCAAGTAAATCCTCCATTGGATGCGTATAACATTTGGAATATTTTTTTATGCAGGTATGCTCCGTAATCAATCGGTAGGGTAAAAGAAATCGATTCCTATTGGAATCTTTAGCGCCTCCGTTTCGCCAGTAAATGGAGATGTATAATCAAAGGATAAATCAATATCCGGACTAATTTCACCTATGTACTTACGAAGTGCTTTTGAGTCTATTGCAAGAAGTTTGTTTGTAACAAAATTATTAACATATGCAATATCTCTATTACCATCAACTTCCACTATCAATCTTCTATATCGTGTTTGTATATCGTTTCCCTGCTTTGTAATTTTTTGAGCAGCTTCTATATCTTTTGCTATAGTAACTTCATCACCATGAGTTAAAATTTTGAATTTAATTTTAACACCACATTTAGGTAACGTAAAATCATATTCATTTTTACGGTTGAGTTTTGAATAATCAATCTCTTTATTTTTTAGATTTGACATATCTACACTTACTTCAACAGGCTCATTTTCAACAGGATCCGTTACTGTAATCTTATACTCTGGTCCAAAAGCAAATACTCTACTTGCTACAAGAATTGCATTTTTATCACCGATAACAATATCATTAATATTAACACCTTCATCAACTATAATTGATTCAAGTAGTTTATCCAATACAATTCCTTTTCTTACCAAATTAGTAGAAGTAAGAATATCTTCTTCCTTTGCAGTTAAAAGTTTTACAGTTATTTGTCCACTTGCTAATGGATTACCTTCTGGATATACCAATCCTTTTGATGGTAAATCAACTATTTCAGTTGCAAACGGATAAGACCTTTTTGATTTTTGCTCTGCTGGTGCTGATTGAACTACTGTTTGTGCTGCGGGCGGAGTTTGAGGTAATCCTCTTGTAACTTGTTGCTCTAAATTTTCACTCATAAAATAACTATTATTTGTTTATTATAAGTATATGTAAATTGAATTTTTAGACATAAAAAATCTCTCCACATTTCTGCAGAGAGATTTTCTTTTATGGTTTATTCTTTATTAGAATACTAACTGAGCGTAATCATACGCCATAGTTACGGTAATATTTGCTGGGTCAGTTGTATTAGACCAATCAAATTCTCCGAATGTGGCGTTAGTGATAAATGCTCCTTTTAGTGTCCACTGCTCAATTTTATCTCCTTCAGGACCTAGTGCGAAAAAGTTAATATCCTTCTTATACACAGGTGCGTAGTTATCTTTACCTGTTAGAGAATCATGAGATTGATTTATCCATTCATTTACTGCAGCTGCTCCGGATGGTGCGATTGGATCATAAAGAGTCATTTCTACATCATCCCAATTTGATTTACCTTTTAATTTTCTTTTAACATTGATATAGTCTATTTCAACTATTTCTGCTGTATAGGTAGGTCTATTCGCTACTTTAATCATATATGATGGGATGCCGTCTACTTCTAATACAAATCTTTGTGATAATTTAGGTTCAAACGGAGTAAAAAACAACGGTGATACTATTTCTGGCATTTTATTATGTTTTTATTTTATTATAAATATATTGTTTTCAAATTATGCGCCTGGAAAAGCTGCTCCTGTTGGTAAAATATTAAAATCAAGTACGATAAATTCCGCTGTTCTAGTTGGTTGTAAATAAATAGCTCCTGCTAATATATTTCTATCAATTATATCTGGAGTATTATTGGTTTCATCCATTACAACTTTGAATTCAAATAATCCCTGTCTTTGTTTAATATCTTCCAAGTAAGGAGTTACAATATTAATGAATCTATTTCTAGTTACACCTGTATTTTGTTCAAATACTAAGTACCTTGAAGAAGATGCAATATACTTTCTTACGGCTAATAATAATCTTCTAACGTTAATTCTATCCAATGCTGAAGGTCTATCTTGTAGAGTTTTTTGTCCCCATACTACTATACCCTGACCAGGGAATTGGCAAATTGGGTTTACTTTTCCTTCATACAATGTATCTCTTTCAGATTGAGTAAGACGAGTTGGAAGAGAAACTGCTCCTAATAGGCCACCTCTATTCAAACCTGCTGGTGCGAACCATTCTGCAGATACGTTATCACTTGCTGCGTAAACGCCAGGAAGTAATACGGATGGTGGAACTGATATTAATTTATTTGTATTAATATCAATTGTTTTAACCCAAGGATAGTAAGTTGCTGCGTAGTTTGAATCTATTGCTGCTGCTTGTGTAGTTGCTACTTGAATAGTATCACTACCAAATGCATCTGGTCCAACTGCATCAAATACATAGAAACAATCTGCTCTATCTTCAACCATATCTAAACATTCTTGTACAACTGCTGGGTGTAATCTTCTTACTACACCAGGAGTTACAATCATATTAATATCAAATTCATCCTGATTAGAAAGCGCTGCAAATGCTTTACTATATGCAATTGATCCACTTGCGGTTGAAGTTGATAGATTAAACCCTTGAGAGTTAGCTCCTACTATATCACTTCCTTTGTTTATTGGAATTGCTGGGCTTTGTCCATCAAAACCTTCTTGGAACCCAACTAAGAAATTTCTTTGTGAAATAGTAGCTGAATTATTTAAATCAATTCCATCTAATGTATCTAATGAATATTCTACATTTGCACCAACACCAGCACTTTCTGGAATAGGTCTTAAATAATATTCATTATCATCATTAAAATCAAAATCAAGTCCACCATAAGTAGATGCACTTGCAGTCATAAATGATGCAGTTGGAATTGTATTAGACCAATCTTTACCTGTATTATCTACGGCACGAATTGGAAGTTGATATGCAGCGTGTGCATATGGTACTGCTTGAACTGGAATTTCATTAGGGGATTTATATCCATACCCAGTATCACTTGGATTCCAAACACGAATATATCTTGAATTATTTGGCCAATCACCACTCTCAATAATTTTTCCTTCACTATTTATTGTTCTGCTTCTATCACCAATTACTCTACTAACATAGTTTGGAGAATTAGGATCTAATGTTACATTTGAATAAGTTTCTAATACATTCTTTCTTTTATTTGTATCAGAGAATGCTCTTACAACAACTGTAAATGTACCATAATCCGTTCCACTTACACTTCCTGCTGGCTTAACATTTGTAATACCAACTTTTACTTTAGTATTTGCTGCATTACCTGCTCCTAATGTGATGAAACGAAGAACATCGTGTCTTTCGCCTGAAATAAGTTGAGATTTTATTACTGGAGTAAGTGCTTCGTTTGCAGGTTCATCATCTGCACCAAATTCTTGGTCAACTAATATAGATGCAGTTACTGTTGAACTTCCATAAGGAACTCCATGCTCTTTAAAGAATGCATATACATAAGCTGCTTTTGTACCCAATGCATTAGTACCAAAAGTTGATTCTATATCATTTACATCTTCTGGATCTAGAGAAGATGATAAATTTACACCAATTTGAGTGGAAGAACCACTTATTGCAAAATCTCCGTTTTGTCCACCTCTAACAATCGTACCTGTTAATCCAACTGTACCTTCTGTTGTATTTCCGATATAAGTATTGCAAAGAATACCAACAGAAGCAGTCATACTACCAGATGAGATAGTCAATAATAGAGGATTTTGCTCTACATATCCACCAATACCTGTAATTCTACAAATTGTGGCGGGTGTTTTTTCTCTTAGATAATTTTGAACTGCTATTGGTGTGTAGTATGTATCATCTACATTACCAAAAAATAATTCAAATTCTGCCTGTGAGTTTACTAAAGTAGGTGCTAAAGGTCCCTCTTTAAAAGGACCAACGAATGCGGCACCGATTGCCGCAACACCTTCTTCCAAAAATGATAGGTCGTTCTCTCTCGTAAAGACGCCTGGTGATACTATTTTTTCTGCCATTTTTAATGCGTTTATTTATGTTAATTGAAAATTTCTAACAATAAATATATTTTTTATTTTCAAAACATTAAATTAAAGTGATATTTTCGATTAAGATTTATTTATTATTAATCATCACCCTCTAAATCAATAAATGTTGTTGTATTTATATAATATGCTACTTGAATTGCTCCTGCTGCACCAACTCCACCTGCTCTATCTCTGTTGCCGCCCGTTGTACCATAAGCACCTCCTCCACCACCACCATATGGATTTCCAGATAAACCAATTGTAGAAGTTGTAGATCCTGCACCACCATCACCACCTCCTATTGTAGTACCTATACCTGCAGTAATTGCAGTAGTTGATGCATTTCCACCTGCACCGGTTGAACCTGCTCCACCACCACCTCCACCTGATCTTGTACCTCCTACCCCCTGTCCACTACTACCTCCACTAAATGTAATATCACCAAATCCAGAAGCAGCTTGTCCTCCCAATACAGACGCACCGTTATTTTGTAAACCTGCACTTCCTCCTTTTGCTAAACACCCTGTTGATGTATTTGAAATAAACCAAGTATCCCCTCCTGCATTGCTAAATGGTGATGGTGTCAAACTACTACTACCAGGGGCTCCAATTTGAAAAGATATATTGTAACTATCAGGACTTAAATTAGAAAATGTTTTCTTAGAATATGCACCCCCTCCACCTCCACTTCCGCCTGAGTTATTTGCATTAACATACCCACCAGCACCTCCTGCACCCCAACATTCTACTATTAAATAAGTAACTCCGGCAGGTTTTTGCCATGTTTGAGTTATTCCAGGAGTTGCTGGTATTATAGTTGTTTCTTTTGATGCATCATTTGCAAGATCATTTGATATTAAGTACTGTGTATATGACATAAAATTATTTTATATTCTAACTAATTCAACTTGAACTGCTATTTGGTACGGATATGCACCCAAACCGTTACTACCTGTAACTATCATTTCTAAAGTATCTCCAGCTACAAATGATAATACTGTTGTAGATCCAGTTAAAGTTGCTGAATGCCATAATTCAGCTGAACTCGATAATTGTTGTGGGAATCCTGATGCGCCAGTTTGTGATCCAGTTTGTATTAAATATTGTCTACCTAAACTACTACTTTTTGCTGCTGCGAAGTATGCATCTGATGTTGTTGCACCTTGTCTTACATATCTTCCCCTTACTGCTGTTACTCTGCATGGATAAGTTGCTCTCCATAATGCAATTGATGCCGTAACATATACACCATTAAAATAATCAACTAAAGAACCTCCTCTAGTAAATGTAGATGCGGTATATGCATTTAATAAACCTATACTGCTACTTACTGATGCGGTGTAATCGTTTAGAGAACCAGTTACACCGTTTATTAGAGTTATGCTATTTCTAGCGGATGCGGTGTAAT